AGGAGAGCGTGGCGTGTCTTTGCAAGTCCGGAGCCAAGAGGCTAGCGGAGCAATGGACGAGGTAGCAAATTCCAAGATCGAACGCGCTTGGAAACAATGGGGTAAAACCGGACGATGTGAGGTCACCGGAAGGCTTTCATTCTCGGATGTTCAACGGCTCATCTTGCGTTGTATCGCAAGGGATGGCGAGGTCATTGTCAGGATGATCCGTAGCGCATCCGGTCTACAACTTCAAATCCTTGAAGCTGATTTGCTGGATGACACATACCACGCAAGAACCGCCGAGGGGAACGAGATCCGCTTTGGGATTGAGTATGTGATTCTTTTCGTCGTCCCATTGCTTACCATCTTTTGGGCAATCACCCTGGGGACTCACAATTCAACGCCGATTTTAAGAGTCGAGTCAGGGTTCCTGCCGACGAGGTCTTGCACCCGTTCCGCATTGAGCGACCAGAACAAAGTCGGGGGATCCCTTGGCTTGTTTCGTCCATGTCCCGGCTCAAGATGCTTGATGGATATGCCGAGGCCGAGCTTGTCGCCGCAAGGACCGGGGCGGCAAAGATGGGATTCTTTACCAAACAAACACCCGAGGGATGGACGGGTGAGATCGATGATGACGGCAATCTTCCGGTCGACGCATCACCTGGGACCATCGAGGAACTTCCTGCCGGGGTTGACTTCAAATCATGGGACTCCAACCATCCGAACTCAGGCTATGGTGATTTCGTAAAGTCTTGTCTTCGGGGTGTTGCGACCAGCTTGGGAATTTCATACAATTCTCTCTCTAACGATTTGGAAGGAGTAAATTATTCCAGCATTCGCGCTGGTCTTATCGAGGAAAGGGAGGTCTGGAAGGCAATCCAGCGTTTCATGATCGACCACGTTCTCGAGCCTATTTTTGAGGCATGGCTTGAGATAGAATTGCTTTCCGGTCGACTTGGATTGCCATACGATAAGTATTGGAAATTCAACGCTCCCGATTTTCGAGGTCGTCGCTGGTCATGGGTGGACCCCAAGAAAGATATGGAAGCCGCAATTCTTGGAATCCAGCACCGTATCACACCGCTCAGGGATGTTATTGCCGACAATGGAGGGGACATTTACGAGGTCTTACAGAAAGCCAAAGACGACGAGGAACTTGCCGCAAGCATGGGACTGAAGCTCATGCCGGAAACCACTCCGCAGCAGAGTGAAATTGACATCCCCGAGGGGGATGATGACGACTCGTAAAGAAGTCCCAAAAGGTTTCGTTTTTCACCGATCAATTGAGATTGGGAATCGTGCTATTGATGAAGATAAGCGCACGGTTGAAATCGCATTCTCCAGCGAGGCCGAAGTTGATCGTTGGTATGGCACCGAGGTCTTAGCGCACGGACCCGAGAACGTCCGACTTAGTCGTATCAATAACGGTGGTGCCTTTTTGATGGAACACGACCGCAACGACCAAATAGGAGTCGTTGAAAGGGCATGGATCGACGACGATAAAAAAGGGCGGGCAATTGTTAAGTTTTCAAAGTCGCAACGCGCGAATGAGATTTTCGAGGACGTGAAAGATGGCATCCGGCGATTGGTTTCTGTTGGGTATCTGATTCACGGGGAGGAGACCAGGAAGCTTGAAGGTGGTCGGGAGGCCGTCAGAGCTGTTGACTGGGAACCTTACGAACTGAGCCTCGTCAGCATCCCTGCCGACGATTCCGTTGGAGTCGGACGGGCGATGAAAAACAATAAAACGGAAGAAAACCCAAATAAGAATATCATGTCTGATACCATCACCGATCAGGCCGCAAAGGCCACCAAAGCTCCCGAACAGACCCGTTCCGTGGAAGTTATCAATGAGCGTCCCTCCGTGGATCTCAAGCAGGAGCGCGATAACGCTATCAAAAGCGAGCGCGCACGAATTGATTCTATCAATGGAATTGCTGAGGCCGCGAAGACTCGGGGACTTGTCCTTGATGCCAACAAAGCAATCCGTGACGGCCTTTCCGCTCAGGACTTCCAAAATGATGCTTTTCAGCGACTCACCGAGAAGCACACCGACTACACTCCGGCCGGCAATTTGAGCCGGGGTGAGCAGCGTGATCTCGGCAAGTTTGATCTTGGCAAAGCTCTCCGTGCTAGCCTTACCGGCAAGCAGCTTGATGGCATCGAGCGCGAACTCATCCAAGAAGGCGAGCGCGAGGCCGAGCGTTCTGGAATCGGCGTTTCCCGTGGTGTGACCCTTCCGGGTTTCTACGTCAAGCGCGACATGACCGCAACCGGGGGAACCGGAGGCGACCAGGGCGGAATGACAATCGCGACCAATAAGGCTGGTCTTCTTGATGACTTCTTCAATGCCTCAATCATGCGTCAGCTTGGTGCCACCGTCCTTACCGGACTTGTCGGTAACATCGACGTGCCGCGCCTCATCGCCGGGACTGCGTCCGGTCACGAGGCCGAGAATGGAGCCGCCGACGAGGTCAGCCCGACGACCGCACAGCTTACGATGGCACCGCGCCGTCTCCCGGCCTTCATCGATCTTTCAGATCAGTTGCTTTTGCAATCTTCGTCCGCCATTGAGTCGATGATTCGTGGAAGCCTTACCGCTCAGATGTTGGCAACTCAGGAGGCCGCATTCTTCCACGGTGCAGGAAGTGGATCCAATCAGCCCGCAGGCATTGCCGGAACCTCCGGCATCGGTAGCGTGGTCGGTGGAACCAATGGAGCCGCACCGGATTATGCCGACATCATCTCTCTTGAGGAGAAGGTTGATGCTCAAAACGCAATCATGGGATCTCTCGCTTACGTTTCCAACGGTCAAATCCGCGCGAAACTCAAGCAGACTCCCAAGCAGTCCAGTGGTGTTGAAGGAAACTTCATCATCAATGACAGTTCTCCGAACGTCATCAACGGTTACCGCGCCGAATTCACCAACGCAGTCAGTCGGCGTGATCGGCTACTGGGGCGGTTTGAATCTTGAACTTCTTCGTGATTCCGCCAACGCCAAGACTGGCCTGCACACTCTCGTTGCTAACACTTATTACGATGGCGGTGTCCGTCGTCCTAAGTCGTTCTCGGCAATGCTCGACGCTCTCGGGGCTTAATCGCTTCGTTTTCATAGTAATTGGTTGGGAGAGGGGCAGGGTAAAACCTGCCCCTCTTTTTTGACTAAAAGAAAGAGACATGAAGAACATTCTTATCATTGAAGATTGCTTCGTGAAAGGCGAGCTTGCAGAAAAGGGAACCGTCCTTAAGAACGTGGACAATGGGACAGCCGCCGATTTGCTTTCTTCGGGCCGCGCTGTTATCAGTGCCGCAAAGGTCGAGGAGCCAAAAAAGAAAGTCGCTAAAAAGAAATCGGCAAAGAAAACTGACTGATGCAGGCTGAAATTGCGGAGTCCATCAAGGACGCATTTCTTGAGCATCGTGAACTCTTTGGAGTCACGATCACGATTGCCGGTCAGGAAATTTCGGCAATCGTAAACGAATCTCAGTTTGGCCGAGAACTGATGGAGGGTGGTTTTGCCGACGATTCCGACATTGAGGTAAAGTTCCTCTTATCCGACCTGACATCTATCCCGTCACTCGGCAACACAGTTTCATATCGTGACCGCACGTTCAAAGTTTCGCGCTTAGGAATTCAACCTGGCGCACTCATCGGAGAGATCACTTGCCGTCCTGCGAAGCGTTAGAGAGCTTCCAGAAGGTCAATAAGGCCGCGCGTGTCGCATTTCAAAGCCTCGATTTCGTCCTCGTCCATTGAAGGGATCGTCTTGCGTAAGATCGAAATCAGGCCGCGCAAGTGCGGGATGTAGTTATCCTTCCCGAATTTCCGATTCCTTTCGTCATACTCCTCTTTTGTGATGATCTTGGGGGAATCTGTATGGCATGAGATTGAGAGCTTTAAAAGCTTCTTGGTCGGGACATGCTCAACCCCGGCGACGAATTGAAGCCAGCGATTGCGCTTGTCCTCGTTTGAGATCGAGGCGATGGCCTGATGATGCTCGAAAGAAAGATCTGGCAAACGCTTCTCAATCGGAATCCTGCGGCAGACGATAGCCAAGGCGAGGAGTGATTGCCTATCGACCCCTGTCATTCGCTCTGCTTCCTCATACAGCTCTACAGGAATGCGCGACCTAAACTTGCTCCCGCCATAGACCAGCCAGTCTCCTAAAGCCCATGAGAAGCGTTTTGTCGCCTCTCCGAAGCGTTCTCCGATTTGCTTCCATTCCTCAAAAGGCAAATCGGGCTGGAAAGTCATCCCGACTTCGCCAGGTTGGTATGTGGTCATTTCTGTATTCATAGTTTTTGGTCTACAAGTTCTTTGAGTTTTTCGATGCGAGCTTTGCGGCAGTTCTGCTGGCCTGACTCGTTACGCATTGCTCTTGTCGGGGGGATGCCAAGCTGCTTGCAAAGATCAACGCAACGACGAGAGACAGCGGCGCGGGTTACCATGTTCTCACGGGCAATCTGAGCCATCGATTTTCCATCGTATCCAATGCCGGAAATGAGAGAAAGGCACTCAATCGACAAAGCAGGATGAGGTGATTTGAGCAAAACACCGATTAGATTTCTCATCATCGAAAGCTCGGGAGAATCAATTTCGACTTGGTGAGTCATTCCCATTTCTGGAATGACAACAGGGACACGCTCTCCGTTCTCCCAGTAAAAACGCTCTGACATGCCTATCCTTTAAACTCGATTTGACAATTTGACAAATTTAAATGCCTTTTACGCAATCAGGGACAGACCAGACAATTACTCAGCTAGGCGAAAGCTTCTCAACCGACCGTTTTGGAGTCGATACGATACAACTGATTGTCAGGATTCCAGACAACCTTTTTCCGCAGCAAGTCCTAGCTGACTACGCTCCGCATCCCCGGTTTTCAAACATGCTTCTTTCTAAGAGGGATGGGCAGCGAGGCGATCCAGGTTATTGGAATGTCACCTACACTTTTGAGGGATTCCTTGATGAGGAACCGGAAGAGCCGACTTATGAGCTTGTCGGATCACTGAGCCAAGAGCCGATCCAGACGCATCCTGATTTCGATACCATCGCAGGAACTCCAGCCGCTCCATTAAACGGTGCAATCTTCATCGACCCGGAAACACTACGGCAATCGGAAGCGACAAACGCAATTTTCAAGGAGTTTGCCAACGTCAACGGGGCAGCAAATACAAAAGCCGGGGTTGATAGCTACCTAGAGCCATCGGTCGAATGGAGGGAAACCAAGTTTTCGAGGACTAGGCCAAGCACCATTGTTACACTTGGAGACATTCAGACTCCAGATGGATCACCACCCAATCTTTCCCCTCGTGATTGGCTTGTCTGGTCGGTTAGCTACATCCGGCGAGGTGGTCTTTACCAAATTACTACAACTTGGAAATTGAGCGGTCGCAATGGTTGGGATCCCGATATTTACGACCAGTCATGAACTTAGAATCAATCTTTCAAGGTCCAATTACTCCGCAAAAGTGGAAGATGCTTGGCGATTACTTGAAATCTACCAAGATCAATCCAGGTCATGGAGTCAGGATTCAAGATAGCTATACTTTGGGCAAAACGATTTCAGCGGTTCCGGTTCGACAGCCGAGGCAAACGCAATCGCCGCCTTTCTCCGTCCTGACATTCCGAAAGGTGCCCGCTTCATCACCGGCGCAATACGTCGTCACACTTCAAGAGGGAATCGTGTTGGAACGTCATACCCAGACTGGAGTTGATGGAGTCCAAGAACATGAGGTTAAAATCGG